GACCGGTGGATCTGGTACAGGCACCTTGCCTGCTGGTATCACCGCAGCAACCACCTATTACGTGATTGCTTACACCGCATCTACCGGTGTGCTGCAAGTCTCCGCTACCGCTGGCGGCGCAAGCATCACCATCACTGACGACGGCACCGCTGCAGCTCCTAACGAGTTTCAGGTCGCTTACGCCGATTACGCCGCTGTCGGTCAAGTACAAAGCTGGAGCTTTGAGATCAGCCGCGCTGAAATTGACGTTACAACCATCGGTCAAACCGCTGGGCAGTACGCACCTTTCCGTGCTTATATCCCCGGCTTTGCTGATGGCAGCGGCACTGCTTCGATCTACGTCACCAACGAAGATTCTGCGCTGTCCAATCGGATGGTGGAAGACGTGCTGCAGCGTCAACAAGTCGGTTGCGCCTTCAAACTTTATACCGACAAGCAAGGCACTGAGGCTCTCAGCCGTAGCATCGCAATGGATGCTGTACTGCTGACTGCCAGCCTGAACATCAACCCCGACGATGCTCAGATGGTAGAAATCACCTTCCGTCCTGCTGGTGCCCCGAGCTTCGATTTCAGCACTTCTGCCTGATCTCAGCCAATAACAACACTGCCCTCGGCTTGCGCTGGGGGCTTTTTTGTGCCTAAAGTAATAACAACCAAGCAATTTTTATGCCTGCCGCTTCTTCGTCTATGCGTGCTCTAGACCGGCTGAAGAAAGCTGCCAACCTCACGCCGATCAAAAAAGCTGTAACGCTCAGCGATGGCGAGGTTTTTGAGTTTTACTGCCGTCCGCTCACCATGGCAGAACGCGAGCGTGCGCAAAAGGATGCCGGTAGCGACGAGGCAACTGCCTTTGCACTGCAGCTTCTGGTGAGTAAAGCACTTGACGAAAACGGGCGTCCGCTGTTCCGTGCTGGCGAGATTGCAGAGCTGAAAAACGAAGTGCGCGATTCTGACCTGCAAAGCCTGATGCTGGCTGTGATCACCGATCAGTACGACGCAAGCGAAGAGGACGTAGACGCAAAAAACTGATCAAGCTGGTAAAAGACGATCACTTGCTTCGGCTGATGATGCGTCTTGCCAGAGATCTGGGTTATACGCTGCTTGAATTATCAGAGCGAATGACCTTTGAGGAGGTGCAGCTCTGGGGCTTGATGTACCAAGTGGAGCAGCAGGAAGTAGAAGAAGCAAATAAAAAAGCTAGCCGCCGTAGAATGGGTTGAGTTAGGCGCGCATCATGTCAGTCGTAGCAAACGTTGCGATTAACGTTGATGCCGCCAATGCGATCCAGCAGCTCAACCGCGTCAAGACGGCAACTGATGCCGGACAAAAAAGCTTAGTTGGTGCCAGCACTGCAGCCAAAGGTCTTGGCACTGCATTGGCAGCGGCACTAGGTCCGATCATTGGGGTAACAACTGCGATTGGGGCACTTGGCAAAGCAATGCAGGTGTTTCAAGATCGGCAGACGGATATTGCCGTGTTGCGCAATGGTCTGACTGGTCTTGTTGATGATGTTGCGGGAGTATCAGAAGGTCTGCGCGTCATGGCAGACGAGTTTGGGAAGGTAACGCTTTTTAGCGAAGAAGATTTTATGAAGGGGGCTCAGATGCTGACCTCCTTCCGCGATATTGCCGTTAGCAGCTACCAGGAGGTTATTGGCGTTGCGGGTGACGTTGCTCAGGTTATGGGCACGGATGTTAATAGTTCACTGCTGCAGCTTGCTAAGGCATTGCAAGATCCTGTCGCTGGTTTGACTGCGTTGTCACGTAGTGGCATTCAATTTAATGAAAGCCAAAAAGAAACAATCAAATCAATGGTTGAAGCCGGCAATGCTGCTGGCGCTCAGGCTTTGATTCTTGGTGAATTGAAGACTCAATATGGTGGTGCTGCTGCTGCGGCTGGTAGCGCAGGCTTTGCCGGTGCAATGGATACATTGGCTGAGCGCACCAATGATGCGTTTGAGATTTTAGGAAAGGCGTTAGATCCTGCGTTGAAAGCTGGTGTTGACTTGATTTCTGCTGGCGTACAAACGCTTGCTGATTGGTGGAGTTACCTGGGAGCAGAGGTTTTCCCGAAAGTACAAGCTGCAGTGCAGCCAGTTGTTGATGCCTTGAGAGATGCGTTTGAGGGTATTGATTTTGACGTTATCCGCGTAGCGATTCAAAGCATTTTGATTGGCGGCATGGAAGCGGCGATAGGGATTATCAAGGACTTTTCAAATGTTTTGGCGATAGTTATCAACGGATTTAAAGAGCTGTCTCAGAATCCGGTATTCCAATTTATCGCTGAGCAAGTAGGTAATTTGGCGACAATGCTTGGGCTAACCAACGATAAGGTTGGTGAATACAAGAAAAAGCAAGAGGAGGCGGCAGATGCAGCTAAGGATGCTGTCAACGAAGCCGTTAATTTAAGTAAGGCAACGGAAGAAGCTGCATTGTCGGCGGAGGAGCTTAAGAAGAAACAGCAAGAAGTAACAAAAGCTATTCAAGATTCGGTGCGGATGCGAGAGCAAGCCGCAAAAGTAGAAGAAGCTCTGATTGATCAGCGGCTTAAGACATCTAGCGCGTATTTGCAAACAGAACAAAGCATTACTGGGATCCTACTAGAGCAGAAAGAGCGACAGCTTGAAAACGTCAAGACCTTCACTGATCGCTTGCGTTTGATAAATGAAATTTATGACTTAACAAAACAGCAGGCACAACTTGAATACGAAGCGACTATGGCGAACATAGAAGCCGAGTATGAGCGAGGACGTCTAGCTGCGTTAAACGCACAGCAAAAGCAAAAGGAAGTCGAAGCAATAGTTCTTTTGGCTAAGGCACAAGGCACCGTAAACGACAATCACTATGCTGCGCTGCAGTCCGCCAAAGAAAGTGCAGATTTGGCTCAGATTCAAGCCAACACATTGACAGAAGTGGCACGTCAGCAGGAAAGATCTGCAGAGGCTGTTCTAAAGGGGCGCATTGAAGTTGCCGAAGCAGAACGCAAGCAACAGTTAACCGCATTTGCTACGGAACGAGCCGCTAGTGCATCTGGCACGTTTGCTAAAAATATGAGCTCGGTGGCTTCTTCTGCGGCAAAAGCTGCTGGTGACATTCTGCGGTCTACTGAAACCGTTACTGGTGGGCGCATTGATCCTGGCGCACAATTTGGCGAGGCAGGCCGCAATCGTGCATTTATGGCTGAATACGCCGAAGCATTTAATAAGTTGCAGCAAGACATGTTGAACATGGGCATCCGTCAAGCAGAGACAGCATCTCGCGACATGATGGACACATTTATGCAGCGGGCAGAAGAATACAACCGTGCAGTTGCCGCGGAGGCTAATCAAAGAGCAATCGAGGCTTGGAACAAATATGTGCCTGGACCTGTTGGAACATCATCAATGCGAAGTCAAATAGGCACGATGAGCCTTGCTTCTGCCATGGCGCGACCTGCGACAGGTCTTAACCCGCAAGTCAACATCAGCACTGGACCTGTCATGCAAATGGACGGCACCAATTACGTCACCATGAATGATCTACAACAAGCAACATCAACCGCTGCCCGTCAAGGCGCCAACCTTGCGCTCAGTCAGCTGCAAAGTAACCCAACCGTGCGTAGACAGATTGGAGTAGCGCGATGACGATCGGGATCGCTACTTTTATTGCGTTTAGGCAGTCTGACTATTCAACCGTTGTTAAGCGGTATCAAAGCTATTGGCCCGGAGAAACGGTCGATAATCACGCCTTTTACCCTTTCAACTCAAATGCGATTGTTTCCAATGCCACTGGTGGGCAGCAATCCCTAACTGTTGATTTTGCCGTAAGCCAAGAGATTCTTGACTTGATTGAAAACGGCTTAACTAATTCCTATTTTGTTGAACTGTCTTTTTATAGATTCACGGCAACCGCATCTACGGACTCATCAACGGCAAAGCTTGTATTCGCGAGTTACATTGGCGAACTTTTGAGCGCCAGTCAAACTGAAACTACCGTTTCAATCCAGATCGGGTCTAGTCTGAACCCTGTAGAGGCGCAGGCACCGCCGCGTAAATTTACGACAACACTGATCGGGGAGCCACCCAAGATATGACCAGCAACCCGAATTACATCGCACCTCAAAGCGCTTCTGCACCGATCACAACCAACCTCCGCAAGGACGAGCTGGCGGCATTGCTTACCGTTGATCAAGGTGCTACCGCACAGCAGCGGATCGTTGCTACGGGCAACTCGATTCCATTGGTGTTCTGTCGGCAGACCAGTGGCATTGGCGGAGCATGGGTAACGCCACCAGCGGCAAGATACGGCGTTGAAGAAAACGCAAATACGGGCGACTATTTTGCTTTTGGACTAATCATTAGTGACGGGCAAATTCCTGATATCGCGGAAGCCGACATATGGAAAGGTCCGATCAAAGTTAACACCCTAAGCGGATATGGCATCACCAATGCCTATGGCAGTATGCCGACAAGTGAATACAACTATACGCTGTCTTCAGTAGGTCCAGACACTCCGGCAACATCAGAAACAAACACCGAGACTTTTGATTACGCAAACTCAGATGTCAGCTTCAGCTTCTCTGGCAATAGCTATACGATCACGGTAGAGGGTTGCACCAGATTCGCCTTTTCAAATTCCAAAATTTCTAATTCGCCTACCGGCTCGACAAATTATCTCCACACTTATACTGTTACGCAAAATGGCACGGTAATAGACACCTATGCGCCAAACGAATCAACAGACTTTTCTGGTAGTTATACATTTGGCACCCCAAGCACGTTAAAACTAACGATCAGTACAAGTTTTAGCGGCTATTGGCCCAATCCTGCATATTTGGTATTTACAGAGCTGAGCTACACCTATCGTGTTACGACCACGATCACTACGCCTGCTGTACCCGGTGCCGTAACCAACCTGCCGCTTTTTGCTGGCGCTGGCGGATCATTCGCCGGCATGAGCACCCTTGCCGTAAAAGGGCGCTATGAAGTGGAAGCTGAAACAGGAATCTACAAACAGCAAATACGCTGCTTTGTTCGTAATGGTGTTCAGGTTGAGCGCGTGCTTGGCGGCACGGGCAGCAGCAGCAGCTTTCCTGATCTTGCCTATTACTTGTTGAAAAACGCCAGCAAGGTATCAACACAGCTAATCGACAAACCCAGCTTCGAAGGAGCGCAAACGTTCAACTCAAAGTACGAGCTGTATTTCAACGGGGTTCTTGCAAATAGCGTCAACCTCAGAGACTACTTGACGCGTGTTGCTCCATTATTTTTGCTGCGGTTCGTGCAGATCAACGGTAAGTTTGCGCTCAGACCAGTGCTGCCACTTGACGCAGAGGCAAATATTTCGACGGAATCAATCACGCCTGTCGCCACCTTTGATGACAGCAATATCGTTGCCGGCTCTTTCCAAAAAGATTACATCGACATCAATCAACGAAAACCGTTTTGCGCCCTGATGACTTGGCGCTCACAGTCTGAATCGGTTTACGGCACGCCAAAAACGAATGAAGTTCGTTACGCCGGTACCGCAATTGATGGGCCATTTGAGCAATACGACATGGAGGAGTTCTGCACTACAGAATCCCATGCCACGCTGATTGGACGCTATATTTTGGCTTCGCGTAAATTGACGACGCATACAATTTCATTTCAAACCACTGATTTAGTGAGCGATCTGGTCCCGACGGACATCATTCAAGTGACGTGGGACTATTCAGCTAGCGTGTCAGCAGGCGGATCGAGCACGATCATGTATCAAGTCGATTCCATTTCTGAAGGTACCAACGGTGTGTTTCGCATTGAGGCAACGCACTTTCCGACCAACGCCAACGGCGCTAGCCAAGTGGCAATTGACATGCTGACCGGCATCTGATCATGGCAATCGCAAAATTCCCAAGCATCAAACCTTCAGCTCGCACTTGGACGCCTGGTAGCCCTCCTGTTCAAGCCTTTACTGCTTTGTCTGGCTATGAAGCTCGCGTGCTACTTGGACCTAACCCGATTGGTGCATCCTTGCAGCTGGGCTTTCAGAATTTGACCGAAGCTGTATTCCTGCAGATTGCCAATCATTACTTAGCAGCCGATGGCACCTACCAAATTTTTGAGTTGCCGGCAGAGACGTTTGCGGGCATGACCAACTACAGCGGTGTGACACCAACCGGTTACAAATGGCGATACGCTGGACCGCCCAGCATCGAATGGACAGCGCCTGGTATTGGCAATGCGTCTGTCAGCCTCGTTGCGGTTAATAGCTAAGTCACAGCTACGATGGGGTAAAGGTCGGTACACGGCGCTGCAATGGCCAAGCAATTCACCGGTATTGATGGCGCCTTGTACGTCGATGACGTGAAGGTAGCCCGCGTTAGCAACTGGAGTTTTACCGCTTCAGTGGACACGCTGGAGATCACCAGCCTTGGTGATTTTGCCAGAAATTACGTTCATGGCGTGCAATCGTTCAGCGGTAGCGCCACGCTGTTTTACTACGAAAACGCATCCAACCTGATCGAAGGAAATGCGTTGATGACGGACGTGATCCGAACGACGCAGACACCGACGGAACCGACGCACACGATGGAGCTGCGTTTTGATAATGGCAGCCAAGCACGGCGTGTTGTTTTCAAATGCGCTCTCAATCAAGTCGAAATCAGCGCTACAACTGGTGAGATCATCCAGGCGAACGTAAGCTTCACCGTTTGCGGACCGCTTACCACCGTCACGATGGTCTGATGGCAATCTGGATTGGCGAGGCTGGCGGCATCCGCATTGGGCGCCCTGCATCAGAGCGTGTTTACTCACATATTGATCCAGCGGACATCAATACTGGATCCAAAAGATTCTTTTTTCGTGATCAACGCGCGACTTTGGTTACTGGAGATCGTGTATGGATTCGTCGCGTTAATGATGTAGGCACGCCAACTTCGGATCTGCTTGATTTTGTGGCTGCTTCGGGCTGGGCGGATGATGAGCAGCAGAGCGACGGTCAGTGGTATGTCAATACCGACACCGTAGGCGGCATCAGGCTTTTCGATACTTGGCAAAAAGCGGTAAACAACAATTCTGCCGATGCAATATCCCTTGAAGTTCCTGCTTCTAGCTATCGCGTCAGCTACGAACTTGTGCGCGATGATGACGATTATCTGGCTCAAACTGTCAGCTGGATGCTAAATACGGACCGTGAAGTAGCGGACTTCACCAGTCTCGGCGATTCGTTCAAGCAGCAAATGGGCACGATGGTGTCCGGCAGCGGTGAGCTGGACTGTTTTTTTGATACGACTTGGCGTGGTGGTGGGCCGGACTTTACTGGAACCGAAGAATCTGCCATCTATTTGCACAGGCTTGCGCTGAGGCAGGAAATCGGAGCAAAATTTACGGGCGTCTTTTTGATGAAGCGCTCGGATGCTGTGCCGATTGGCACGTTGATCGACAATGCCGAGGCGCGTCGTGAGCTGTTTTACACCGCTGACTGCGTAATCACGTCCGTCGGTACTGAGCTGATGGCTGATCAGCCAATCCACAGCAAGATCACGTTCGTGACCACCGGACCGATCCAATTGGTATTTGATTACCCATCTGGATACCTGTTGCAAGAGCAAGCGCCAAATGATTTGGTCCTGCAGGAATCAGGCTTTGGCATCCTGCTTGAGGTACCGGCTTAGACTACCCATATAGGCGTGCGTCTTTTAAGCGGTGGCTGATTCAACAATCACGCAGCTAAACCAGCTGCTTGCAGCCGATGCACAGGCAACGGTTGACGTGCTGCCTGTTGCTGATGTAAGCACGTCTGAAACCAAAAAAATTACGATCGCCGACACGGTTACGGCGGGTCTTGGTTCAATCAGCGACAACACAATCGCTGGCGCAAAACTGCAAGACGGCAGCGTTACAGCTACTCAGCTTGCTGCTGATGCTGTTGCCACGGCGAAAATTGCTGATAGCGCGGTAACAACTGCCAAGATCAACGACGGCGCTGTAACTGCGGCAAAGATCGCCAGCGGTACGATCACGGCGACCGAAATTGCTGCGGACGCAATTACAAGCAGTGAGCTGGCAGACGACTCGGTTGATACGGCCGCGATTCAAGACAACGCGGTAACAACTGCAAAGATTGCCGCAGATGCAGTTACTGCCGCAAAAATAGCCTCTGGCGCTGTTGGCAGCACTGAAATTGCCGATGGTTCTGTCACTACTGCCAAGTTGGCCGATGGTGCAGTAACAACAGTCAAAATTGCAGACGATGCTGTTACCAGTGCAAAACTCGGCGAGGGTGCCGTTGATACCACTGCACTTGGTTCGGCTGCTGTTACTGCGGCAAAAATCGCCGACGGCACAATCACTGCTGCCAAGCTCGCCAACGATTTAGACGGCAGTGAATTTCTTGCTCAATCCGCCAACGTGGTGTTGGCTGGTCCTGCAAGTGGCGCCAGTGCAGTACCTACATTTCGTGCGCTGACTGCAACAGATATTCCCCTGCTCGGTAACGCTAATTTGCCTGTAGCCACCGGCAGCGTGCGTGGCACTGTCATTGTTGGCACTGGGTTGAGCGCTGATGGTAGCGGCACGCTCAGTATTTCCAACACTGTTGTTGGCGCAACCGCAACCAAGGTTACTTTTAACAGCTCTGGTTTAATTACTGCTGGTACAAATCTTGTTGCGGCCGATATTCCATCTTTGGATGCCAGTAAAATTACGACCGGCACATTTGGTTCTTCGTTAATTGGTTCGGATGCAATTACTGGGGCAAAACTGGCTGATAGCTCAACAACAAAATTCGGTGGCTCCGGTGACACTGCCGGTGTCGTTACTTTCCCGACCGCTGATTTTAAGGGGCAATACTTCTACGACGAAATCAATCAAGACCTTTATATCTGGTCTGGTTCGGCATGGCTGCCAGTCACAATTATCAGCGGTGAACTGGTTTTTGCTGGCACATACGACGCCAGTGTTAATCAAGTTGGCAGCGTTACCTCCGCAGGCGCAGCCGTTGGTTTAACCGCTGGTTCCGCATTGCCGGCAGCGTCTAGTACCAATAATCGGTACTACTTAGTCGTTTCTGATTCGGGCACTGGTACAGGTAATGCACCTGCAGAAGCGCTAGCGCCACCGGACATGATTCTGTCCAACGGCACCGCTTGGGAATTGATTGACGTCTCAAGCGGTATTGGTGGTCAGATTGCGTCCAACGTTACTTTTACACCTTACGGATCGGTTGCTGCCAATAATGTTCAGACAGCAATTCAAGAGCTAGACGACGACAAACTCGCCAAAGCTGGTGGCACCGTAACTGGTGAAATTCTTTTTAGTAATGGAGCCAGCCTAGTTTTTGAGGGCAGCACTGCTGATGATTACGAAACTACCCTCGCAGTAACAGACCCAACGGCTGATCGCACAATCACGCTGCCAGATCAAACCGGCACTGTGCTGGTAAGCGGCAACGCCAGCATTGTCAACGCGGATATTTCGGCAAGTGCTGAGATCGCGGTCAACAAACTGGCTAATGGCACGGCACGTCAACTGCTGCAGACAGCAAGCGGTGGCACCGATGTGGAGTGGGCAAGCAACATTGATATTCCTGGCACGCTTGACGTGACTTCAACAGCTACGTTTGATAGCACCGTTGCGATTGGCGCTGGCAACTTGAACTACAGCGACGGTACATACTGACGCAGTTAGGCTGGTTAGGTAACTTCCGGCCTTTCAGGCGTTAAGGATGGCACTCCAGCACCTGCGTTCTAGCACCGCAAATAAGCGTCCGACTCCAGCAGCAATGTCGGATGGTCAGATTGCACTGAATAGCAATACGGCAAGCCCCGGACTGTTTTTCAAGGATTCCGCAGGTGCGCTGATCAAAGTTGGTCCGGTGCATGTTGGCACCACAGCGCCTAACGCTAGTCCTGCATCTGGTGGTGAAACCGGCAACACGGTTGGTGAACAGTGGCTGGATACAACCGGCGGCACCTATGTATTCAAGGTGTGGGACGGTTCAGCATGGCGGAGTGAGACCGGCACGTTTGTAGACGTGAACGGCGACACCATGACCGGTGCGCTTGGGATTATCGCTGGCGACGCAGCAACGCCCGGACTATTCGTTAGTGGCGACACGAATACTGGTATTTATTCCCCCGGCGCAAATCAATTAGCCATCTCGACTAATGGGGTTGGG